GATTTTAGTAGTTATCCATTTATAGTTGAGGGGATTGTTAAGAATACTAACGATCCACAGCAAATGGGACGCGTTAAAGTTTGGTGCCCCGCAATTGATGGTGATGAATATGAGGAAGAAAGACTACCATGGGCTGAATACGCTGCGCCATTTGCTGGTAGCGTAGAAGATAAACCGGCAGGACCACAAAAAGCCGTCTCTGCAGGATTTACCTCTTATGGCTTTTGGGCAATACCTAAAGTTGGAGCTCGTGTCTTCGTGTTCTTTATTCATGGAGATTTGAGCCGAAGAGTATTTTTTGCTGGAGCATTTGGCCTTCACAAAAATAGATCATTGCCGGCCGGCAGAAATTTAAATGAAATGAATGAAGATGGCCCGTGGACAGATACTTATGATAAGTTGCAGCCAGCTTACTCAAATTTACGAGAGCAATTTGGAAATAATCTTGATGCCTCACAAGCAAAAACACGAGGTGCATATGAACGTCAAGTGGCGCAAGCGAGAACAGAAAAAACTGGTGAGGAAGGATATGCACCAGATCCTATTAGACCAACAATAAAAGATCCAGCTTCAAGTGCTACTGAGCCAAATTTAGATCCACAGGTTTACTGCTTAGTGAGTCCTGGCCATCATTCAATGATAATGAGCGATCAAGCGGACCACTGCCGGCTTCGTCTAAAAACCGCCGCCGGTCATCAGGTTATATTTGATGACACCAATGAGAGAATTTATATTTCAACAGCTCGTGGCAAAACTTGGATTGAATTAGATGAAAATGGTCATTTGCATATTTTTGCTGCTGATAGCCTTTCGGTTAGATCTGGCGCAGATATAAATTTAGCTGCCGATAGAAATATAAATCTTCAGGCAAAAGGCTCAATTAATATTTCAGCAGATGGCTCATTAAAAGCTGCTGGAAAAGCTGGACTACATTTATCTTCATGCGGCGTTACTTCAATATCGGCCAGCGCGGATTTGAATTTAAATGCTGGCGGCTCAATCTTAGAAACTGCAACTAAGATTCATCTTAATGGTCCCACTGCACCGTGCCCTGAAGCCCCAGATTCAATTACGATTATTCCAGGACATGAACCATGGGAAAGACCCGAAGAGAGTAAATATACACGAAATCCTAATTGGAAAAAATAATGGCTACCAAAATTTACTATAAAGGTTTTTCTTCAAATCAGTGGCTTTCTATGGGACAAAAAAGTTTCGCTACGTCCAATATAGAAACTGTTAAGAACGACCTCTATAATCATATTTTTACTGAGAAGGGCGAAAGAGTCATGATGCCAAATTTTGGCACTAGGATTCCATCACTAGTATTTGAGCAAAATGATGAAGCTACTTTAGAAATCGTACGTGAAGATCTTATTGAAGTTTTTAATTATGACCCTCGCGTTAGATTATTAAATTTGGAAGTTGTTCCGCTGATGGACAACAATGCAATCGTGGCTTTTGCAGATCTTCTATACGTAGAATTTAATGTTCAAGATGTTTTAAGAATTGAAATCCAAACCGCATAACTTAATGAGATAAGACATGGCAATAAGAAATTTAAACGCTGCTGAAAGTTGGGAAAAGGTTTATCAAGCTTTTTCTGAAGTCAATTTTACTGCATATGATTATGATACGATTAAAGAGTCTTTATTGCAGTATGTAAAACTGTATTATAAAGAAACTTTTAATGACTTCATTGAATCTTCAGAATTTATTGCCATCCTTGAAATGTTTGCTTATGTTGCTGAGCAATTAGCATATCGCATAGATATGATGGCCCATGAGAACTTTATTACAACAGCCCAAAGAAAGCAATCAATTCTTCGTTTAGCACGTCTTATTTCTTATAAAGCCAGTCGTAATATTCCTGGCCGTGGTCTTGTTAAAGTTTCTTCAGTGTCTACTTCTGAGCAGGTGTTTGATTCTCTTGGCAATAATCTTGCGAACCGTGTAATTGTCTGGAATGATCCAAACAACACTTTATGGAAAGAACAGTTTTTCTTGGTAATGAACAGAATTATGACAAATAATTTTGGACAACCAAGTAAATCATACCAAGTTAATGATGTCGCCATGCAGCTTTATTCCCTGAATAATGATCCAGCTTCATTTAATAACGGTGTGTATTCATTTAATGTGAATACCGGAATTGAAACATTCCAAATGGAAGTTGTTCAGACTGATATTGATGAGAATGGCCCGTATGAAAAAACGCCGGATATAAATTCACAGATGCCCATAATTTACGCAAATGACGGTATCGGCGACGGCTCAGATTACAGTGGTTTTCTATTTTACATCAAACAAGGAAGTTTAATCAGATTAGAATATTCTTTTGATGATCCTATCCCAAATCGTAGTATTGAGCTTAACATTGCAAATGTTAACCAAACTGACGTCTGGTTGAATTCTGTCGATGAAGATGGAAATATCTTAGAAGTTTGGGATGAGGTTGAAACAGTTAATGAGCAGAATTTAGTTTACAACCAAAATAAAAACAGAACTAAGTTCGAAATTGAAACATTAGAAAATGATCGGATAAAAATAAGTTTTGGTGATGGTGATTTTTCTGATATCCCACTTGGCAATTTTTACATTTGGGTACGTCAATCAGCGAATAGATCTATCGTTATTCAGAAAAATAAATTAACAAGCCAACCTATCAATTTTACATATACCTCAAAGAATGGTACACAGGAAACATGTGCCATGACATTTGGGCTAACTTCAACTATTCAAAATGCTGCCGGTTCTGAGACGTTGGAACATATTCGCCAGACTGCGCCTTTAACATATTATTCCCAGAATAGAATGGTTAATGCGCAGGATTATAATTCCTACATGCTTAAGGATTCAAGTATTTTGCGTCTTAAGGCAATAAACAGAACTTTTGCTGGACAATCAAAGTACATTGAGTGGAATGATGCATCAGGCAATTACGAAAACATTAAATTATTTGGTGATGATTTAATCATATCATATCAACCAAGAATAAACAGCATCAGCACTTCAGAATCTACAAGAGCATTAATCGATGAGGTTTTGGAACCGCTTCTTGCTGAACCTGGCATTTTCAATTTAATTACACACACCGCCGCATCAAATAGTGATTTGTATGGTATCACTAGCATCCCGCGCATCAAATTTATTGAAGATGCTTCAATTGGTTTAGGTACGCCAGATTATGGTAAAGGAAAAGAGAAAACACGTATTCAACGCGTTTTAGATCAACATTATTATGGCGAGCCATTAGAGTATGTGGAAATTGGAGGCGTAATTTATGCCAAAATCGCTGATCCATCTTTAAATCCAAAATTAGATGATAAGATCTATGCTGAAACTGTTCCACGCACTATTGACGGCACCAACCCATATATTTCTGGAGATATCGGCTCAGGATTAAACACTGACGCCAGCTGGGGCGATCCTCCAGGCGGGTCAGAATTTGGATTGAAATTTGTCAGAACAATTCCCGCAATCGCAACAACCGCAACGCTCACGATTGTCACTAGTACATTCGTGCCACCAGCGGCACCAATCCCGGCAATCACTATGACGCCGTACGAAGTATGGACCTTAGAAGTGGCCGATGATTCTAGTACGATAACTGTTGTGTCAAATTTACGTGGTAAGTTTCCAAATGCGTCTGTCGGAACTGCGTATAATTCAGCTTTTGCTGGTGAATCAGTTCCTTTAGAATTTACATTTAATGCCACAGATGCTGGTCCTGGCGATGCATTTATCGTGCGAGTTAATTACAACGCGACAACTAATTCATTTGTGCTTCAGACTCCATCATTAGTAAATCTTACTGGCCGCTGGGAAATTGTAACTTCCACAGGCTCAACGTCAACAGATTTAACCAGCCAAGTTTATTATGATCCGGCTTCCAACGATTTATCTTGGTTGATTTGGGTAAGACCAAATAAAAACTCTTTAGGAGAAACTGAAGGATTTACGATTTTTACCAGAGATATGAAATTGATAGTTGAATCACCAACTACAAAATTCTGGTATAATACAATTCAGCGCATAACTGACGGCGATTCCACGAATCCAGTGAATGATAAAATTAAAATTTTACGTTCAAATCTTAAAAATAGTGGACAAGTTTTAGGTGAAAACCAAGAT